TAATGTTTATATTTGAATTTCAAATACTCTATGTAAGTTTTATTATTTATTTTATAGTGCTTTCTACAATCCTTACATAACATCCAATGATGGATAGTGCCTCCTGCAGTTACTACCTGTTTATTATACCTCACATTATAGTTAGTGCATTCAGGACAGCAGTACTTCTCATCTCCCTCCATTACAGCATAATGAGTAGCAGGAGTAGTGTAGGAATTGAGTTTATTGAATACAGCTTCTAGTACAGTGACATCCATTTTACAATACTCCACCATCTTATCCATTGCCTGCTGATCTTTCTTAAATACAATATCTTTCCACAGGTCTAGTCCTCCTGTATCCATTTTTTGACCTACCCCTAAATACTTAGCTATATAGTCTAATTTATTACTATTAAAATTAAAGTACTTTCTAGCCCATTTAAGAGTATCTATAGTCTTAGGTGAGGACATAACATCAATACCATGTAATAGAGCTCTTGTGCGTAGCCATTTGAGGTCAAATCTATCCCCATTATGAGCTACAATTTCATCAGCTTGAGCCATAACTTTAAGGAATGCTTTAATCATTGCCTTATCAGATTGCTTTTTATCCCAAGTTAGGAACTGTACATCATCCTCTGACTCCCATTTATAGCAGATGCAGATAATAGCTCTCTCATGAATGATGTCACCTGGATTGATAGTGAGGTTATATCCTGATCGCCAAAATATACCAACATTGAATGATGTCTCAATGTCAAAAAACAGTCTTTTTCTTACCATAAGTGGTGTAAACTTAGAACAAATATCTCTCTCTAGCAAATTTAAAGAGATATGATAATAGTAGACCTATGCCTACCCCTACAAATAATAGACTAAGATTGCCATTAGGTCTAGGTCTTTGAGCCTTAACTTTTTTTACCTCAGACTTTGCCTTTTGTCCCTCAGCTCTATACTTATATTTATATACTAATCTATCTTTATAGATAGTCTTTACTTTTAGTCTATATTCTATTTTCTTATCTAGTCTAGTCTTAGGTACATAGACTGTATTATACTTAATGATAGTATCCTTAGTATTAATAATTTTTTCCCATACTATAGTATCATTAATTATAACAGGGATAGAATCTAGTGTAGTGATTCTGATAGTATCACCTGTCTCTTCACATTTATATCCTTTCTTAATAGCTTTATTAAGATGGTATTGTGCAGAGCATGAGCTAAGCAGTAAGATAATTACACTAAGTCTAAATATCATTTGATTCTATTAAGGTATAAGTAAAGTGATTACCATGTATATCTTTAGCTCTATTAGCTATTACCATAAACTCATTAAAATCTTTTACTTTTTTAAATACCTGACAGCCCTCTGACCAATTTTCTACAAAGCTAGATACTGTACCTGCTTTATGGATATTGATTCCGAACATACCTGTATCTGTTTCAACCTCATCAAAAGTCATGTTTTTATTTTTATCTCTCCATACAGTTACATCTCCTAATCTTTGACATACTGCCTGATATTTACCCTGATGCATAGATACAGCATATACTCCTCTATATTGATTAGGTACAAGTCTAGCCACTCCCTTAGCATTATGGAATTGCATAACTCCTTTTTTACCTGGCTCAGTAGTAGCATCCCACTCATGGTAGTGCCATTGACCATCTACTCTATAGGATATAGTTATTTTGTCATCAAATAAATTAGTAACTTTTTGCCCTGGTTCTGAGTTACGAACTCCTATAATATTAACATCATAGTCTTTAGCACCTGCAAAATATACATATCCTTTAGCTTTTACAGCTGCCTCTATCTGTTCTCTAGTGTATGTCATTTCTTTATCTTTTTAATGTCATCATTAATATCCTTAGCTCTAGCAAATAATAGTTTCATTGACTGCCATAGGTCTATACCTTTTACTATCTTATAATTCTCATTGATACTCATCACCTCTATACTAGCTAGGACCAATGCCACTACTTTAGTAAGCATGAATGGTACACTAAAGAATGTAAGTATGATATCATTTAGTATGAATTTATCTATCAAAAAGAACATAATCACAGTAACCTCATAGAGTGCTAGCTTGCTGATTATACTTGAGAGCTTTCTGCTAGTTATTTTCTCTTTTAATTTCTTAGCTTTCCAAATACCTGTAAAAGTATCTATGACTATTAGTACTCCAATCATTAATAGGATGCCACTTATTGGTAAAAAGAATGCAAAGCAAATAGATATAAGTGTCAATAGTTCTGATTGTATAGATATTAGTAGTAGGGATAATTGTGCTTTCATTTTTTCTCTTCAATTTCAGATACTAGTAAAAAAGTAAAGTAGGATATTAGTAAGCATCCTAATAAATTAAAATGTAACTGATCAGCAAATAGCAAAGAGAAACCTGAAAGATATCCAAAGCCAAAAGTTAATACTGATAATACTCCTGAGTGATTCATAATATTAAGATTGAATTGTTATAACCATTATTTCCTGCACCTCCACATAGACCATTGCACTCCAGCATTCCATTAGATAGACAATTACATCCATCAATCATAGGTCTTAAGTCAGTATCTCTGTTAGTATCACTAGTGAATACAGGATACAAAGCTCTGTTCTTAAGTAGGTATCTAATTAATCTCTGCTCAAAAAACGAGGCTTTCTGTGCATAGTGTTCCATACTGAATGCTATTGTACCTCTATCTACAGATGCACTGTTATCTCCGAATTGAGTTTGCAATCCTTTATTCTTTAGCTGTAATGATAGACCAAATACAGCATCTTCTGCTGCTCTCCATGCTATAATAGGCTGAATGAATGTTACTAATGTCTCTTCATCAGGATCTAAAGTCTGATCATTGTACTTAGTTAGTAAGTCATTATAGAATGTAGTGCCTAAGATAGGCATGATTCTTAGCTGAGCTTGAGTAGCTAGGTAGGGAGTAACATTGTTTACATCTACATTGGCTGTGATGGGTGTGTTATTCTTTAGATAAGTTTCTGTTATAAAGTATAGCATCAGATTATAGGTGTTTGTGCGATTTGTGTTTTACTCTTATCTCCTCCAGGTACAGGAGGTAGTGATGCTAAGGCTCTAATCTCATTCTCTGTCATAGTCTCAAGTACTTTAGTAGCTACTAAAGGTGATAGACTATTAAGTGCATCATTAGTCTTAGAGGTATCTCCCTCAAGCTCTACTATTGCCTCGTTAATTATCTGATAGTTATTGATAGTGAAATCTGCATCTATCTTAGCTATGAATAACAGCTCATTAAAGATGTCAGATACCATATCTCTCAATGGCATTACTACATTTTTCTCAAATATGATGTAAGCCTGTTTAATATCTGAGCCATTACCTAGTGATCCTGTAGTACGGATTCCCATAAGTATAGGATCAATGGTATGACTAAAACAAATCTGCTCAGTGTTCAGCTGTGATGCCTCCTGGAATAGTTTATCATTACCATTGGTAGGTAGTGACTCTATTTTAGGCAGTTGGTCCTGTGAATTAGCAAAGAATGCTACAGCTTTACCTGCATTAGCAGCACCTTTCAATCTATCAATAGTATTTCTTATCATGTTTTTTTCCTCCTCAGACTGAGGTCTTTTAGGAAACATCATAGCAAAGCTAGGAAATACTGAATTTTGGATATTACTTTTAGCAAAGTAGCTAAGTTCACCTGATAAGAAAGCAAAGTTTAGAGCTGAGGTGTATTGAGGTAATGGATAGTAATCCTGTCCAATACACTCTACTTCATATACAAATAGTTGCTCATAATCTCTAGAGGTAGGTGAGTATCTCCTTATCTCCTGTACTCCAATCCTACTAGCCCAATCATCACAGATATAGTATCTCTTTCTATCTAAATTTACTCTAAGTTTCTCAGGGGATAGATTGACTATCTTTGTGAGCTTCATCTTATCATCAAAACATAGCTTGAAATATACTCTATTATGTAGTATCAGTTGCTGAGTTACTGCAGGAACTACCTTTTTTATGTTTAATTTTCTCTCTAATGTATATAGCTCTAGCTTATCCTGTGGAGTAAGTCTATCAGCCACTATATTAAATCCACCACCTACAGCTGCATTCACTTTATACCCTACAATAGAGCCATGTAATGGACTGCTATAGAATATCTGATTGAGTAGCTCAGGGAATAGGTTATCCTGCCCAAAGGGAATGTATCCATTAGTCTGATTCCTACCATTAACATAGGGTAGAGTTAGATTTGCACCTCCTACCTTTAGGAATGGAGTAGAGAATGATTGATATCCCTCTACTATTTCATGCTTTACTGTTTTAAAAAAGTCTTTTAATGCCATAATTACTCATAAATTGATGATACTATTGGTCCTGATACTACCATCCTACCCTCTTCAATCACTACTCCTGTAGAGTTAGCAATAGTTGGAGGTGTG